CCCTTGTCAACCCCAGCCAGACGCGCCAAGGTGCCTATTGACCAGTGGTTTTCACGGTAGTTATAGATGACGTAGGAGTCATTCTCGATGCTGGCGCTGCTGGTGTAGAACCACCATATCTCACCGAACTTGGAGTTGTGGACAGCGTAGACCTTGCTGGCCTGCTCCAAGTTGATATTGCTGAACACGTAGTCGCCAACGTCAGAAGGTAGTGGCTTGACGTAACCGTCGTAAATCCAGAAGCCTGACCTACTCATCCAGATGGCTGCTGTATCAATAGCCGCTACAGCCTGGGGTCCAATCAAGCCGCAACCAGAGCCAGCCTTCTCAAAGCTGAACACGAACGGCTGACCAATGTAGCTGCTGGTGTGGACATCAACGTCAGTGAATATCAGGTTGACGCCTCGCACCCTCTTACCCGCCAAGATGGAGCCGACAGTTGTCAGCTCAAAGCTGCCTGCTTGGTTATTGGCGGCTGGTGACCAGGTGGTGTTGTCCTCCTGATCACACCAAGCCACAAGCCGAGGATTACCGCTGGCACCCAAGGCGAACATGAAACGCTCAGAGGTGGTCATCACCGCCGCGCAACTGGTGGGTGCATTGACAATTGCCACTGCCTTCGTTGGCGTTGTGAATCCTAGCTGCCACTCCAGCAATTGACCATCGCTGTTGCAGCATCCGACCCAATACTCACCCCAAGTGTCCATTGACCAGGTTGCAGCGTTGATGATCGCGCCAGTGTCTGGCCTAGCTACGCCATAGGCAAATGCACCATAGTTTCCGTAGCCATAGCCAACTAGCAATGATGCATCTGCTGCACCAGGCGTGAATATTGTTGGTGTGATTTCCTTCAGCGTCCCAGCCTGGTTCATCACATACAGTTTGGTGTTGGTGCCAGCAACAATCCACCGGGTTGAGCTGTTGTCCCGCCAATTGATAATGCCACGGCAGGTGCCTGACATCTGTCCATTAGCCCTCTTGCGCCAGCCTCCAACTGGCCTGAGAGTGTTCTCAAACCACCGAACCAAGTTAGCGCCGAACCACCGACCCATTGATTGGTATTCAGTGCCGTTACGGTAAACGCCTGCTGGTATCTTGAGTGGCATCAGCATATTGATCTTTCAGACAAACTGTCTAGTACCTTGCTTGTCGATAATTAGAGCCTGACCCCTTGGCTTTTCAGCAATGCTGATGTGAGTCCAAGAATCATATTCACGGATGATTTGGTCAAAGGGAAGTTTAGCCGAAATCAGCGCCCTCACCACAGCGTCTGGCGTCATCCCAGGCACCCTAAAGTCACAGGCCAAGCCTTGCCTATGTTGTGAGGTGTCTCGACTGCCTACGGCGTCATTGACTGCCTTGGAGCGAAAGGCACTGGAAATCATCACAGGCTTGCCGCCAAGTGCTGTCTTCATTGTCTCCAAGAACTCAGCCAGCCGCTGAAGGTTTGCCAGCTCCTGTGCATTTGGCGTGTTGTCCAGCTTTCGGTGGTCAGTGTGCGTCAACTCAGCAAGTGTGAAGTGTGGTGTCATTTGTTCCTCGCTGATATTGCTTTGGCCTTGGCCTTGGCGTCTGCCTTGGAGCTAGCACCCCAAGCATTGAGACTCAGCAGCAGCCGGGTGGGTTTACCGTCCTTGTACTCTGGACCATCGTTGCCGCCCATTCGAGCCAGAAAACTGGCTCGTCGAGGATTGTCACCAGACTTGACGGGTGGCTTGATGTTTTGCCCAGCCGCCTTCAGACTCGCCCGTCCAGCAGCATTCAACCCACCCTTGGGGTTTTGTCCTTCCTTGCGCTGCCAAGCTGGAGTCTTCATTTCTTCTTGGCTGTCTTGGCTGCTTGCTTAAAGTCCTTGGCGCTAGGCGCTGCCTTGCTGCCGACCTTGTTCATCTTTTCCTTGGAGCCAGCCTTGATTCGTTCTTGCTTGGCGTGGATGTTTGCGTAGAGTCCGGGTTTCATAGTCATTTCCTTGAGAGTAAATCTGTCTTGGCCTGGCTCCCGGCAGAACTGCCGAAATAGTAAGCAATGATGCCAGTCCAAGCTGTGCCGAGACTGCCCAGCATCATCAGGATGGCGGGGTTGTTGGAGTCGATCTGGTTGAAGAACATCATCACCATGATAGAGAAGAATCCAAGTGTCACGGCACCAGCGAGTATTGGCGGCATCATGGACCTAGTGGCTGACTGCATATCCCTTGCGGATTTCCTATCCTCCACCTCCAGCTTCTCAAAGTTGAGGCCAAGCTCCTGCGCTTGCTTCTGCAACTCAAGCTCAGCAATCTTCACCATTGCAATCTGGTCTGCCGTCAGCTTGTTGCTGCTGATCATGTCGCCAACCTTCTCGGGGTCAACCCCAATGGCCTTGGAGATGGCGCTTACCGCCATGCCTGCCAGGGGACCGCCAAGAGCAGTGGCGATAGTCGGTGCAATTTGTTTGAGCCAGTCCATTACTTCTTCTCCAGCTTGGTATTGATCACGGCAATCTCTTGTCTGTTGTGCATGATGTCATCTCGGTTCTTTTGGATTTCTTTTTCCAAGTCCTGTCTCAGTTTTTCCCTTGCCAGTTCGGCGCCACTGTTGCTGGCTTGCTTGTTGTCGCTAGTCACCACCAGACTAATCTTGCTGTTGAGGATAGTCACCTCATGGCTGAGATTTGACAGAGCCGACATCAGATACACAACGCAGCTAAACAGCAGTGGCAGTATTGCAAATGTGGCCTTTTCAATCAATGCGCCTTTATCGTTCGTCATGTGTCCCCCACAAGTTGCCACGTAAGCCACGCAGTTAAACCAATCACTACAGCCACCAATGCAGCCCACAGACCAAAGGTCAGGATGTCGTTAATCTCTTTAGCCCTCAGTGCCTTGGCCTGAGCCTTCTCTGCTTCTGCCTTCTTGCGTTCAGCCACCATGCGGTTACGCTCCAGCATCAGTGCGTTCCAGACATCGTCGTTGCCTGACCATATCAGCATCTGCTTCAGCTCGTTCTCTGCGTCTTGGAGCTGCTTGAGTTGCATAACCGTCTCAAACGCCACTGCCGTGTCGCTCTTGCCAAAACCCTTGGGCTTCTTCTTGACTGACTCTTTGGCGATAACGTCCTTCGCCTCGAAGAACTTCATCAAGTCACCGCTGATGCCATTGATGTCCTTGCCCATCTTGATGGCAGCTTGAATGCCTTTGATGGCTCCTTGGGCTACAGCAAATGCGGTTAGCGGATCAATCATTTGTCCCGCCTGTTCCACATCTCAAATAATGTTTTGATCTTGTCCTCCAAGACAGCTACCCGCAGGTCCAACTTTGCCAAGACGATGATCAAGGTGATCAGCGCCAGCAGGATGGGCCATGCTTTTGCGAGGACGTCGAAGAAGTCCACTTCATCTGCCCAGCGTCAGAGATGCGTAGACGATGGCAGACATGGAGACGATCAAGACGCCAGTGGTCTTCATAATCACACCTTCCAGCCGCTTGAGCCTTGCATTGATCTGTGCATACCTCTCAGCACAAACGGCCTCATGGCTCGTCAATCGGATGTCTATCTCGCTCATGGTGCGTCAGGCCAAGTAATAGTCCAAGGAAATCCAGCCTGTGCTGGGATGTCTCGCAAGGCTTGGCAGTAATCTTTCCACGCCTGTGAAGGTGTCATATCACTGCGAAACCGCCAATCAGTCTCAGTCAGCTTGTCATCGCGTGAGTTGCGTATCGCCTTGGCTTGCTCTGCGTCCTTGCTGGCCTTGTAAGCAGCCTCTTGCTCGGCAGCAGTTGTGTCTTCTGTGTCGGTGAAGGTAGGGCCAAGCACATACTTGGTGTACCACTTGCCATCAATCTGCTCAACACCAGCTGCTTGGCTGTATTGGTAGACCGTGCCTCCGCTGGCTTGTGGGCCTTCAAAGACTACATCAGCACCCAGTGCAGTCAAGACCTCGGTTGTCGTTGTGTCCCACGCTGGGCCACCATTGGCTTTTTGGTATGCACGAAACTCTGCCTCGTACATTACCGCGCCTGTTTGTGTTCTGATTTGCATAGTGTGTCCTTATGTAAGGTAGGCAA